TTTAGAATCTGAAGATGATTTCTACGAGAACAATCCAATCATCCTTAAAGACAGATATGCTGTCAACGGTTCTGACATGGCTCAGATTGGTTGGGTTGAGGTAACAACTGAAAATGGTGCTACAGGATATCTTTGGTACTTAAAATCAGAGCATGAGACAAGACTTCGTTTTGAAGATTATCTTGAAACTGCTATGATTGAAGCCGTTCCTGCACAAGCCGGTTCTGGTGCTGCTACAGCAGGTTTCATTGGATCTCAGGGTATCTTCTTTACTGTTAACAACCGTGGTAACGTATGGGGTGCAGGTATTCCTAATACTCTTGCAGATTTTGATGCTATCGTACAACGTCTTGATTTTCAAGGTGCTATTGAGGAGAATGTTATATTTGTAAATCGTCAATTCAGCTTTGAAGTTGACAATATGCTTGCCGGATTAAACGGTTTGAATACAGGTGCTGCTGTTGCCGGTGGTGTAACTTCTCAAGGTGCTTCTTTTGGATTATTTGACAATGATGTAACTATGGCTTTGAACCTTGGCTTCTCAGGTTTCAGACGTGGTTATGACTTCTACAAGTCAGATTGGAAATATCTGAATGATCCAACTATGAGAGGTGGTCTTTCAAATGCTGCTGCTACTGCTACAGGTACAGTAACAGGTCTTCTTGTTCCTGCCGGTTCTACTAATGTTTATGACCAAATCATGGGTAAAAACGCTAAGAGACCATTCTTACACGTTAGATATCGTGCTACAGAAGCAGAAGACAGACGTTATAAGACTTGGATTACAGGTTCTGCCGGTGGTGCTTATACAAGCGACCTGGATGCTATGGAAGTTCATTTCTTGTCTGAGCGTTGTGTTTGTACTCTTGGTGCTAACAACTTCGTATTGTTCAGATTCGGATAGTCGTAAGTCCATTATATTTCGGAGAGTGTCAGAAATGGCACTCTCTTTTTAAAAATCTAATTAAATCAAATCATTATGTCAGAAATTAAAAAAAATATACCGGCAGATAAGGTATATAAATTAAAAGTTGGTACTCCATTGTCATACACATTAGCATCAAGAAATACTTCCACATTTCCTTTGTTGTGGTATGATGAAAAGAACAACATAAACAGGTCTTTGAGATATGCTGTCAATCAAAAGTCTCCATTTGAAGATGAGCAGGACAATAATATTATTTTAGAGCCAATAGTATTTGAAGATGGATTCTTGAGAGTGCCAAAAAACAATCCGGTATTGCAAGCGTTTTTGCATTACCATCCAGGCAATGGAAGAGTATTTGAAGAAGTAGATAAAGAGAAAGATGCTAAAGCAGAAGTAGATGATTTGAATTTAGAGTTAGATGCTTTACTTGCAGCTAGACAATTAAGCATAGAGCAGGTAGAGATGATGACAAGGGTATTATTTGACAGAGACCCAAGTTATGTCACTACAGCGGAACTAAGAAGAGATATTCTTGTGTTTGCTAAGAATAGTCCAAAAGAGTTTTTGCAAATAATGAATGACCCTGAGCTAAATTATCAGGCAAAAATAAAGACTTTCTTTGAGAATAAGTTATTGGTATTTCGTAAAGGAGACAAAGAAATATGGTTTAACACTGCTTCTAATAAAAAGAAGATGTGTTCTATACCTTATGGACAAGATCCTTACGAGTTTGCCGGTCAGTATTTAAAGAGTGACGAAGGATTAGATTACTTGAAGATGTTGGAAACATTTTTAGTGTAATTAAATAATAATATTTTGTAGTTTTAAAAGAGGGTTTTATTTTATTCCCTCTTTTTTTTATATTTGTAAAAAATAAGCAAATGATAAACTCAGTAAGGAATACGGTTCTGTCCGTTGCTAACAAAAACAACTACGGATATATCTCTCCACAAGACTTCAACCTATATGCCAAGCAAGCTCAAATAGAAATATTTGAAGAATACTTTGGCACTTACAACAAGATTATAAACATGGAGAATGCTCGTATGGCAGGCACAGACTATGCAGACATAGAGCAGCCTGTAGCTGAAGCAATGGAGACTTTTCTTACTTCAAACTTTATCATCCCTGTTTTTACTCCATCTGGCGTAGTAACTAATCAGTATTATGCTCCTTCTTTTGTAACAGTTGGCAATGACTATTATTTGATAAACAAACTTTTATGCTATACCAAGTTATTAGTTACAAGCATAAATAGTAATATATTACCGGCTTATACTTTGATTGATCCGTTGGTAAACTATAATACAGCAGGTGTGTCTGTTGGTGATATTGTAGTTAATCTTAATACATATCTATCTGCTACTGTTACTGCCGTAGTGAGTAATACTACCTTAAACATATCTGATAATATATTCTCTATTATAGGTCAAAATTATGCTATATATTCTGCGTCTTCTGTAGTTGAAGCAGAGAAGGTGTCTATGGGAAAGATAACAATGCTTAATGCTTCATTGCTCACATCGCCATCAAATATGTATCCGGCTTACACTATGTCAAACAATTTACTATCTCTTTATCCAAATAACATAAAGGGGTATGGTGCTGTCAATGCTGTTTATTTCAGATACCCTAAAGACCCTAAATGGACTTATATCACGCTTGCAAATGGAGAGCCTGTATTCGACCAAACGCAATTAGATTATCAAGACTTTGAGCTTCCTTTGGAAGAAGAGTATAAGTTAGCTATGAAAATACTGCAATACTGTGGTATGTCTATCAGAGAGACTGAACTTGCACAGTTTGGAATGGTTCAAGAACAACAACAAGGAACAACACTTAATCCGCAATAAATATGCCGTACATATCACCGTTTCAATACTATACCAACAATGGTAATGCTCCGCAGGATGCTAATTGGGGGTCATATCAGTATGTTAGTTTACAAGACATTGTAAATAACTTCATGCTAATGTACACCGGTAATCATTCTTTGGTAAACAACGAAGAGCGATATAAAATTCTGTTTCACGCCAAAAGAGCAATACAAGAACTTAACTATGATGCTTTTAAGGAAATAAAAGTATTAGAGCTTAGTGTATGTGACCAATTAAGATATGTTCTTCCTCCGGACTATGTGAACTGGGTTAGGATATCATTATACAAAGATGGATGGCTAAGACCATTGACAGAAAACATTCAGACATTGTCATCAAGAGCTTATCTTCAAGACCACAACTGTAATATTTTATTCGACCAAAACGGTAATATCCTTGAGCCACAGTTCTCAAATATTGACTACGACAGAATTAAGAAAACAAAAAAGAGCATCTACCTGAATCAAGGCAATCAATTTAATGGTCAAGAGGGTTGGTGTGTTGATGGGATGTGGTATTTCGATTATAGTATTGGTGGTGCTGTAGGATTAAATACAGAGACAGCTAACTTCAATCCTACGTTTAATGTTGACAAGAAAGCAGGGGTAATAAACTTTGACTCTCATGTAGCCGGTCATACCATAATCCTTGAATATGTATCTGATGGTATGGAGAATGGTGACAACTCTGCTATCAGCGTAAACAAGTTATTTGAGCAGTATGTATATGCCTACATAAGATATGAGATACTAAACTCTAAGGTAGGCGTTCAGGAATATATTGTGGCAAGAGCTAGAAAAGAGAGAGGTGCTTTGCTTCGCAATGCTAAGATAAGAATAAGTAATATGCACCCTGGCAGGTTATTGATGAACCTCAGAGGATTGGATAAAGTAATAAAATAAGACATGGCAAATTTTACTAGGAATTTTGTTTTAGGCAAAATGAACAAGACATTCGATGAGCGTGTAGTTCCTGAAGGGGAATACATAGATGCTATGAATGTCCGTATGGGTTCTACCGAAAAGTCAGAGGTTGGTGTCATCGAAAACACGAAAGGTAATTTGCCGTTGACAGTATTGACATATATTGATGGAACTCCATTAAGCACAAAGGCAAGATGTATAGGAGCAATTGATGATAGTGCGAGAGAGACAATCTATTGGTTTGTGCATGACCCCAATTTTACCGCATCCAATACCGGTAAGTTAGATTTGGTAGTGTCTTATAATGTTTCCACTTTGATATTGACCTATCACATTGTCAGCGTTGACGATGGTGGTGGTGTTAATACTACGTTGAATTTCAATCCACAATATCTGATAACAGGTGTTGATATGATTGAGAATCTTATCTTTTGGACTGATGACTATAACCAACCGAGATTTATAAATATTAACCGTAACTATGACAACCCTAATGGAGCAGGCATTGACTATAATGGTCAGCCTGCTATATTAGCGGAATCTATTTTAGTTATTAAGAAGCCACCGGTAACATCTCCATCAATAACGCTATTAAATACTATAGGTCAAGAGAATTATTTAAGCGATAGGTTTATCTGCTTCGCCTATAGGTATAAGT